AAGAGGCGGTCAAGAATCTGCCGGAACCGGCAATGACAGAAGAATAGGCGGTGATGTGATTGACACCAGAGGAGCTGGAGAAGCTGCCCAAACCATTGGAGCGCACCATGACGGCTCTGGAGCTGTCCATCATGGATGAGATTATACAGCGCATCAAGGAGGCTGCACGGGTTACTCCGGTCATTGACTGGCTGTTGGTGAGGATGGATGCCATTGGAGCAGGCCGGGTGCGAATTAAACAGCTGATAGGTGAGGGCATCAGAAAGGCGGGCCTTCAGGTGGATGACATCTATGAACAGGCGGTCAAGTCTGACTGCATCCGCAACAAGGCAATCTATGAGGCTGCTGGCAAGGGCTACCAGCCCTATGAGGGCAACCAATGGCTGCAGCAGATTGTGGATGCTGCCAGGAGACAGACCAAGGACAGCCTGCGGCCACTGGAAAACATCACTCAGACAACGGGCTTCAACGTGCCGATGGGCGGCAGCAAGAAGGTATTCACGCCACTATCAGAATACCTGGAGCGCAGCCTGGACAAGGCCATGCTGGGAATCACCACCGGCGCCAGGACATACAGCCAGGCTATCGGTGAGGTGATTGACGAGATGACGGCCAGCGGCATCCGGACGGTGGATTATGCATCTGGAAAGTCTGACCGGATTGAGGTGGCAGCAAGGCGCGCGGTGATGACGGGCGTGGCCCAGATGACAGATAAGGTCAACGAGAAGAACATGGAGGCACTGCAGACAGACTACTGCGAGGTGGACTGGCACATGGGGGCCAGAAATACTGGGACAGGCTATCAGAACCACCAGAGCTGGCAGGGGAAGGTCTATAGCAGTGAGGAGATGCGGACCGTTTGCGGAAAAGGGCAGATGCTTGGCTTTGGAGGAATTAACTGTTATCACATCGCCTTTGCCTTTATACCGGGCATAAGCAAGCGCAAATACACGGATGAGTGGCTGGCAGAGCAGAACCAGAAGGAAAATGAGAAAAAGGTATATAAAGGCCGGGAATATGACACCTATGCGGCGTTGCAGCATCAGCGCCGCCTGGAGCGTACCATCCGAAAGCAGAAACAGGATGTGGAACTCCTGGAAAAGGCCGGAGCAGACAAGGAAGATGTCACGGCGGCTAGATGCCGGTTGCGGCTGACCAATAAGACCTATCTGGATTTTTCAAAAGAAATGGGGCTACGGCAGCAACGGGAACGGCTGAGGGTATCAAAAGATATAGTTGCGGTGGCTGCCAAAGCTGATATAATAAAAGAGATAAGACTTCCAAATGAAGCCTTGAACGCAAAAAATATTACCCCAGATATAGTCGATGAAATTCAATCAGGAATAGATGAAATGAAACGGGAATATGACCTTCGGATTGACCGAGCGTTAGTGCAGGATGTGAGTGACAGATTCCCAGACACCCCATACCTGACAAGGGTAGTTGATAATCATGGGTCAAGGGAAGTTGAGTTCGTAATCAATAAAGGCTATAATTTCTCTGATTTTAGAAGGATTGTGAAGGCTGGTTATGAGACTGGTTATTTTGCCGGCCGCACCATCAAGGACCATGCTATCCATGAAATGACCCACGTAATGGCAGGCCAACAATTTAAAACTATTTCTGGATACAATGCCTTCAAAGAGCGATTGGAAAGTCAATATGTTCCAGGAGTATCCGGATATTCGGATGCCATGAAGGATGGATTTGAAACCCTGGCCGAAGCATTTGTAAAAATGAGAAATAATGAAGCTGTTCCGGATGAAGCTAAACAATTAGTTATAAAACATATTGAAAGGTGGCGAAAGCAGTGATTGTGATTCCTATATGCCTTAAATGTGAATACTGTGAAAAGGGTATGAAATGCAGAGTATATCCACAAGGCATACCGAGAGAAATTGTATTAGCTCAAAAGCCGCCGGAGGATATATGTAAGGATTATAAATATAAATGGGAGAACGAAGCATCTGACTAGTCAGGTGCTTTTATTATGTTTAAAAATCGGTCAGATGATAAGACCTAAAACAGTTAGCCGTTGGTGAATGGTTACACACCTACAAATAACCTAAGGACGGGCAGGAAAGGAAAAGAAGATGAAGACAGAGGATTTACAGGCAAAGGGGTTAACCCAGGAACAGATTGATTATGTCATGGCTGAATATGGCAAAGACATCAATGGGATTAAGCAGGAGAGGGACACATACAAAACCCAGCTTTGCACGGCGCAGGCTACCCTTAAGAGCTTTGAAGGCGTCAACATATCGGAGCTCCAGGGGAAGATACAGACCCTAACTACAGACCTGGCCAATAAAGACGCTGAGTATCAGAAGCAGCTGGCGGAGCGGGATTTTAACGATCTGCTGAAGACTACCGCAGAAGGGTTTAAGCCCAGGGACATCAAGGCAGTTATGCCCTTCTTGGATGTGGAGAAGCTGAAGGGGAGCAAGAACCAGGAATCAGATATCAAGGCTGCTTTGGAAGCTGTTAAGAAGGATAAGGGCTATCTGTTTCAGGACGTCGGTATTCCCCGGGTGGTTGCGCCTACTCCTGGGCCAGGTGGTGAGAAAACAGATGACACAAGGACACAAGCAAATAATGCCTTAAGAAGTATCTTGGGCAGAGAATAAGGAGGATTTAGATTATGCCAGTAAATATTACAAGCAGGGCCGACGCGGAGGCCATTATCCGTGAGCAGGTTATTTCAACCATTTTCCAGGACGCGCCAAAGCAGTCCACTTTCATGTCCCTGGCACGGAAGCTGCCGAACATGACAAGCAACCAGACACGAATGAGAGTACTTGACTTCCTTCCCACCGCATATTGGGTGGACGGTGATACCGGCATGAAACAGACCACCAGGCAGGCCTGGGATAATGTATTCATTGAGGCCGCAGAGCTGGCAGTCATTGTGCCGATTCCGGAGGCAGTGCTGGATGATGCGGAGTTTGATATTTTCGGTGAGATCACACCGAGGGTCAATGAGGCAATTGGACAGCGCGTGGATAGCGCCATCATCTTTGGCGTGAACCGCCCGCGTAACTGGCAGAATGACATTATCACGCTGGCCAGACAGGCGGGAAACAATGTGGCTGTGGGATCCAGTCCGGATTATTATAATCTGCTTCTGGGCGAAGGCGGTGTCATCTCCAAGGTGGAGGAAGATGGCTACATGGCTACCGGAGCCCTGGCCGCCATGACCATGAGGGCAAAGCTGAGGGGCATCCGGTCAACTGATGGCAGTCTCATCTTTAAGTCCGACATGCAGGGGTCCACAAATTATGCATTGGATGGGGCACCGATGTATTTCCCGCAGAACGGAGCGTATGACAGCACTATTGCACAGCTGATTGTCGGTGATTTCAAACAGGCGGTGTATTCCATCCGTCAGGACGTGACGGTGAAGATTCTTGACCAGGGTGTGATTCAGGACCCGGTAACGAAGGAAATTGAGTACAACCTGGCCCAGCAGGACATGGTGGCGCTGCGAATTGTATTTCGTATGGGCTGGGCACTGCCGAACCCGGCAACCCGGATGGATGAAGACCGTTTAGGGTGTCCATTCGCTTACCTGGAGCCTACAAGCCCGGTTACAACCCAGAAGGTGACCTTTACAGTTAAAGACAACGCCGAGACACCAGCAGCCATTGATGGGGCAATTGTGGATGTGAATGGTTCCAGGGTTAAAACGGACGTGTCCGGTGTGGCAGAGTTTAACCTGCGGGCAGGGACATACCCCGCGAAGATTAAGAAATCAGGATACGGCCAGATTACCGAGACGGTGACTGTGGCAGCTGAGGCAGTGACAAAGGATGTAACCTTGATTAAGCAGTAAGGAGGCTGGGCGCGATGCGGGCATACACTGACGAAACGTACTATATCAACGATTACCTGAAGGGGAGGAAGCCGGTCATCACAGCTGGCTTCCTTTTTTACGCACGTTCTGCCAGCCAGGTCATTGACTGGTATACATTCAACCGCTTGAAAGGTGTGTCAGATGTTCCCGAGGAAGTACAGATGTGCTGCTGTGAACTGTCGGAATCCGAATACCATAGGGAGAAGCAGCAGAAGGAATCCGGAGGGAAGACGTCGGAGAAGATTGGCACATATTCAGTCGGTTTTGCCAGTGCCCAGGAATCTGCTACGGCAATCAGCAGGGAACAGCGCAGCATTGTTATGAAATGGCTGGCTCATACCGGTCTGTGTTATCAGGGGGTGTGATATGTATATCAATGCGGATGTAACGCTGTACTTGTACAGCAAGAATGGGAAGACTGAGATGTACACCAGGATACCCATAGAGGGTGTGTACTGGGAGGACGTGAGGCAGTCCACCTATCTTAAGACTGGCCAGCGGGAGGGCACATCTGTCCTTCTGGTCATCCCTATGGAAAGCCTGGCTGGGACCATAAAACTGACCCAGGGCAAGGACCTGGCTGTCAAGGGTATCATTGAGGATGAGGTAGACTGCAGCAGCCAGGAGGCCATGTCAAAGTCCCTGGCGGCCCTTAAGACGGCCCATAGATTCCTGACGGTGACCACAGTAGATGAAAGGCTGTATGGCAGCGAGTCAGTACAACATTATGAGTTGGCCTGCAAGTAGGAGGTAAGACTGTGAAGGTGGAGCTTAAGATGCTGCCTTCTGAGGCTGTGTTGCAGAACCATGGACTGCAGGAAGGCGGATCAGTACAGAAACTGGTGGACAATGAAACTATGCGGTATATGAGCGCTTACATGCCGCGCAGGCAGGCGGGGGAACTGGAGCATATGATGGTCATGGCCACGGTGATTGGATCCGGCCAGATTGACATACCTGGACCATATGCCAATTATCTGCATGAGGGTATCCTGTATGTATCCCCGACAACGGGCAGCGCCTGGGCAAAGAAAAACGAGATAAAAGTCCCCACAGACCGGGAGTTGACTTATGCTGGCGCTCCCATGCGTGGTAAAAAGTGGTTTGAGCGGATGAAGGCAGACCACAAGGACGACATACTACAGGCGGCCCAGGCCCTGGTAAATAGAGGAGGGAAGGTATGACAATCATAGATTTTATGCGCCAGAAACTGACGGAGTATCCCAAAATATCGGAGTTTCTGGTTGACGGAGATATCCATGTGGATTTCACGGAGCCAGGCTCCAGTTATGGCCTGTCCAGCACTGGGGACAGCCTGGTCAAGGAGGACATGCTGGGGAACCAGACGCGGCGCCACAACTTTGCTATGTATGCAGTGGCCCCATCCTTCACGGATTACTGCCGGCTGGCCAACAGCAATTTCCTTCTGGAACTGGGATACTGGCTGGAACAGCTGCCGGAGGAGGATGGGCTTAGTGCCAATATTGGCAACCAGGAGATGGAGGCCAGGTTTATAAAAGCCATCACATCCAATGCAATGGCCATGCAGCCCATGGGTGAGACTGTTAATGATGGAATCCTGTACCAGATACAAATACAGGTGACCTACCAAATAGAAAGCGAGGAATAACCATGCGTAAAATGAACTTACAGCTGTTTGCGGAATCAATTCCCGCAGCAGGAAAAATCAAAAGAAAGTGGATGGCACACTATATTGATGCAGCCCTCCCATCTGCCAGCAAGGCTGAATACAGCCGCCTGGGCAAGGACCTGGAAGAGTACATTGTCGAAATGAACGCCAATGTGGAAACCAAAAATAATATATGGGGAGAGACATCCGTCAACCTGGACAGCTATCAGCCCCAGGCATCCGCTGACCCGTACTATGCTGAGATTGGAGAGCCGTTGTTTGACCGTCTGCAGGACATTGTGGATGAAAGACAGACCCTGGATGACCTTAAGACCAGTGTGGTGGAAGTACATCTGTGGGAACCAGTTGAAGCAGCGGATGGCACCTATGTGGCCTATAAGGAAGATGCAATCATTGAGGTATCCAGCTATGGTGGAGATACCACTGGGTACCAGATTCCGTTTAATGTGCACCATACTGGAAACAGGGTTAAGGGTAAGTTTGTACTTGCTACAAAGACATTTACAGCAGATACATGAAGAACGGAGCCGGCGGCGGCTGTGCCGCTGGCAGAAGTCAAAGAGGAGGTAAAACAAGATGGCAAAAAAAATGAAGAGCCTGTTGTTTGATGATGGCTATGAGAGCTTCGCGGTAAATGACGACCCGACGCGGATTATCCGGTTCAACCCGGCGGACCCGGAAATCATCAACCGTGTGCTGGATGTACAGAGACATTTTAAGGATTACAGTCCCCCAGAGGGGATTGAACTGAATCCAGATGGAACCCCTAAAAGCGATATGGAAAGGGACGGCGCATACGTGGCTGAGTTTTCCGGAGAAATGCGTAAGGCGTTCAATGGCATCTTTCTGTCGGATGTATATGACACGATATTTGCCGGTCAGTCCCCGCTCTGTATTGTTGGCCAGAAATACCTGTATGAAGGGGTGCTGGAGGGCCTGCTTGTGCTGATGAAGCCTGCTGTCGAGGAGTATGCCAGGAAGAACCGGGAAAAGTCCAGGAAGTATCTGGAGGATATAGGGAAATGATTGGCCAGCTGCCAACCAGCCTTGACGTGGGCGGGGTAAGCTATCCCATTGAAACCGATTACCGGAACATACTGGTTTTCCTGGCGGCCTGTTCCGACCCGGAGCTTTCACCTGCAGAAAAACTGGAAATCTTGATGAAGCGACTATACCGGGATGGTTTTAGCCAGATACCGCAGGAACATTTGGAGGAGGCTATCCTACAGGCCAAGTGGTTTGTGGACTGCGGCCAGGAGGATGACGATAAGAAGCCGGCCAGGAAGGTGATGGACTGGGAGCAGGACGAACCCATTTTGTTCCCTGCCATCAACAAAGTGGCCGGAATGGAGACCAGAGCAACCCAATATATACACTGGTGGACATTTTCGGGATATTTTATGGAGATTGAGGAAGGGACATTTTCCACAATTTTAGGAATCCGTCAGAAGAAGGCAAAGGGAAAGAAGCTGGAGAAGTGGGAGCAGGAGTTTTACCGGAATAACCGCAGACTCTGTGATATCAGGAAACGGTATACCGAGGAGGAGCAGGCGGAGATTGATTACTGGAATAATTTATTAGGTTAGGACGCTGTATGGGCGTCTTATTTTTATGCCTGTACAGGAGGTGATGGTATGGCAGCAGATGGAAGCCTGAAATTTGATACAAAAATTAACGTAGAAGGATTTGAAGAAGGAATATCCACATTGTCAAAAGCAATGGACAGGCTGACGGGCGCAGTAAACCGTCTATCATCTAACATCTTGAGCCGGTTCAATGGAGCAGGACAGGCGATAACAAAAACTGCCCAGAGTGCGGGAGAGGCATCGGATGCAGTTGAATCCATTGGGGAATCCGCTGACGGGTCATTGAAGGACGTGAAACGTCTGCAGGAGCAGATGGACGCCATTCGTGTCCAGGCTATGGAGGCCGCTGATACAGAACCTGTGGAAGCTGTGGCTGTATCAACAAACCCGGAATCACTTAATTACGACCCAAAGGCTATGGCTGCAGTCTTTGGAGAGGAAGCGGCTGAAATACATAATTATGCGGAGGCAGTTGAGCAGTATGGTGAACAGGGGGCCGCTGCTTTGAACAAGATGGACCTGGAAGCCCAGGAACTGAAACAGCAGATAGAGCAACTCCATGTGCAAGATATTGAAGCAGTAGAGACCACCCCAATAGAAGCGTATGCAGTTCCTAACAGTGCCGAATCAATGGGGTATGATCCTAAAGCTATGGCAGCTGTATTTGGGGAGGCGGCGGCAGAAATCCACAACTGGTCCGAGGCAGTCCAGGAATATGGTTCCCAGGCAGGCGCGGCACTTAATGGCGATGAAATCGAGCAGGAAGCCGGGGTGGCTAATGAGAAAATCGTAGAATTAAGTAAGCGCCTACAAGAATTAAAAGAACGACAGAAGGAGTTGCAATCAGAGGGTATCGGCCTGGGGCATGTGGAGTATGACAGTAATGCTGCTGAAATTGCTCAGATTAATTCGGTATTAAAAGACTATCAGAAATCACTGACAGATACCGGACGTGAAACAAGAAAGTTTTCCAAAACAACGCAATCCGCATTTTTAAAAGCTGCAAGCGCGGTTGGTAACTTTGCAAAAAGTATTGGTCGAGGTCTGGCCAATAAGGCTAAACAGGCAGTATCCAGCTTGAAAGGACTGGGGAAGTCTTCCAATAACGTCAGCAAGAGCATTCTGAAGCTGTCTAATATGTTCAAGCTCATGCTCATCCGCATGGCCATGAGGGCGGCCATCCAAGGCGTTAGGGAAGGTATGCAGAACCTGGTGCAGTATTCGGACCGTGCAAACCAGTCTATGTCTGGTCTGATGACCAACATGACCTACCTTAAAAATAGTTTTGCGGCGGCGTTCGCACCCATTCTGTCCTATGTGGCTCCGGTACTTAATACTTTGATTAATCTCCTGGCAACGGCAGTGGGATATATCAACCAGTTTTTTTCTGCGCTGGGAGGCGGGAGCACATACATCCGGGCAAAAAAGGCCAATGAAGATTATGCGGCCAGTCTTAAAAAAACAGGAGGAGCTGCAAGCAAGGCCGGCAAGGATGCAAAAAAGGCACTCGCTCCATTTGATGACCTTGTACAGATACAACAGCAGGGCGCGGATGCCTCCGGAGGCGGGGGCGGCGGTGCCAGCCCCTCAGACATGTTTGAAACTGTCGGTATAGACAAGGGAATCAGCGACTTTGCCAACAAGCTGAAAGAAATGTTTGCAGCTGGGGACTGGGAAGGAATTGGAAAACTCATTGGTGAGAAAATCAATGAGGCAGTACAGAAATTTACGGAATTTATCAGTTGGGATAATGTCGGGGCGCAGATAACGGCTTTCATAACGGCGTTTACGACCATGCTCAACAGCCTGGTTGCCACGATTGACTGGTATGCAATTGGTATTATGATGGGGACGGGAATTAATACCCTGGCCAATACTTTGTACTTGCTGCTGACACAAATTGATTGGCTCATGCTGGGAAATGCCCTGTCCCAGAGTCTTATGGGGATGGTTGATACCGTAGACTGGAATCTTGTGGGAGCAACCATTGGAGCATACTTCCAGGCGCAGATATCCGGCCTTTTGGGATTTATTATTGGCACGGACTGGGGAGCCATTGGAGCTGCCCTGGCCACATGCCTAATGGGCATTACAGGAGCAATTGACTGGGGACAGTTCGGTTATCTTATGGCGGCTGGGCTTAACGGCGCATTTGCTCTGCTCCTTGAATTCGCGTCCACGTTTGACTGGACAGAATTTGGCAATAACGTGGCAACGGGTATCAGCTCATTTTTCCAGACCTTCCAGTGGGCGCAGGCAGGTGAGGCCCTAAGCACATTTGTAATTGGAATCCTTGACTTCTTGATAACCGCAGTGCAACAGACAGACTGGGCATCTTTTGTGCAGGGCATTGTTGACTGTATTGAGGCGGTGGACTGGATTGGCCTTGCAGGGAAAATTTATACGCTGTTATATTCTGCGTTGGGTGTTGCTTTTGGAGCCTTGGCTAACTTTATCGGTACTCTGATAGCAGACGGATTTGCAAAAGCAAAGGACTATTTTAACGGAAAGATAGAGGAATGTGGTGGTGATGTATGGGAGGGAATGCTAAAAGGGATTGTAGATGCTGCCAAGGGGGTAGTCTCCTGGATTAAGACCAACGTGGTGGATCCATTCATTAATGGCGTGAAGGCAGGTTTTGGAATCCACAGCCCGTCAACCGTTATGGCCGGTATGGGACAATACCTTTGGGAAGGTTTCTGTGAGGGCGTCAAGGAGTTCTTTTCTGACCCAGGCGCATTCATTAAAGCCAATATCACAGACCCGTTTGTGAATGGAATCAAGAGCCTGCTGGGCATTCATAGTCCGTCAACCGTGCTAGCCGGCATCGGCTCCAATACCGTGGCCGGATTCAATCAGGGTGTGACAAACGAGCAGGCAGCTTCCCAGAGCGTGATTCAGTCCTGGGCGTCGGGTGTGGCCAGCTGGTTCTCTAATAAGTTTGGCATCAGCCAAGGTGACTCCGCAGAATCCAAACAGTGGGCTACAAGCATTCTGTCTGGATTTAACAAGTCGGTCAGCAAAAATTATACGAAGTCCCAAGCGGTTATGCAGACCTGGGCAGAGAATGTCAGGAATTGGTTTGTGGGTGTGGATGAAATACAAGGTGTAAATGAGCTGTCATGGACAAAGTTTGCAGACCTTATTATACAGGCGTTCAAAGTCAAGATTGAGGGTAGTCACACGGAAACGCAGGCACCAATGGAAGCCTGGGCTAAAAATGTGCGGGAGTGGTTCTGGGGAGGCAGCAATCCTGAAGGGACCGGTGGCATGTATTCGGCCTTTTACAATATGGCCAGACGCATCAACGAAGGCTTCGCGAACGGGATATCTGACTTTGCGTACATGGCTAAGAATGCAATCCGCCAATGGGCTCGCGAAGCAATGGAAGCAGCGGAAGAGGAATTTGATATCAACTCTCCGTCCAAGGAGTTTTACAGCATAGCAGAGTACGTTGTGCGTGGCTTCAATGATGGTATCAGCGCAATGGCAGCGTCATCCAGGAATACAGTCCAGAAATGGCTGGATGGCGTCCTGGACGTGTTTGACGGCGTAAACGTGCAGCTGCCAATCGGTATTAATATCCCCAACGCAGCGTCCTATCTGCCACGGATGGCCAGTGGAACTATAGTGCCACCAAGAGCTGGGGAAATGTCCTCCAGCATGAGGAATATGGCAGGGTATGGCCAGGAGGAAGCCATGGGCTACCTGATAGGCAAGATGGATGAAATGATAAGCCGCCTGCAGGCGGAAGGGAATAAGCCCGTACAGATTGTTCTGAACCTGACCGGGAACCTGGCTGCGCTGGCCCGGGTGCTGAAACCGGAACTGGACAAAGAGGCGGCACGCAAAGGTGTGAGCCTGGTAATTGTAGGAGGCTGATATGGACAGTGTATTTTTGCTGGATGGAAAGGTGTACAACGTTGAGGTAGAGAAGGATTCTCTGGAACGCAGTTTT